ACTAGGTGATCAAGCAACCTACGATGGCACTTTAGCAACCAGTGCTACAACTAGCCCATTAAGTCTTGAAACTGACTACCGAGATGGTATTTACTCATATATTGAGCCACGCCAAATGGTTGGTGTTAACACAGTAGTTATGCCAAGCGTTGCCTTAGATCTTGTCAAAGTAAGTATTACTGTAAATGTCTTGGCTACATCAGTACAAGCAAGCGTTGAAGACGCAATTACGCTTGCCATTAAATCTTTGTTTAGTTTTGATGCTGTTACTTTTGGTCAAACCATATCTCTAGGCACCCTGTATAGGGCCATCATAGATGTTCCAGGTGTAGATTATGTAACCGTAGATAGGTTTACTACTGGTAGTTCTTCAGTAATTGACACTGTTGGCCTAAGCCCTGTAGTCAAGGGTGTTAAAGCAGGAGATAATAATTTGCTCTTGCTTTCAGAATTAAGCATTACTTCAAGTGGTGGAGTTGTATAGGCAATGGCATACTCTTCCTTTAAATTAAGGCGTGTAGACCTTGTTGCTAGTCCCGATGCAAACCCATTTGGTTCGTATGTGCGTGGTGATGAAACCACCGCACCTCCAGGGTTAACACGTCTAGATTCAGACTTTGCACTAAGGGCAGATGCGTTTGTAGCAGCCGTTGCTGAATTAACAACTACTGTTACCTTTTCAGCAACTGCTACAGATTATGACACTGTTAAATTAGACTGGACAGAAATAGCATTAACAGATAAATTAAATATTTTAGAAGGAGAAACAAAACCGTTTGAAATAGTCATTGTGTATTCTCCTACGGGGTTTCCTGAAACGGTTGCAGACGGAATAATCATAAAAACGCAAAAGTATTTTGATATTGACTATGCATTTGAACATACAGGTTTATCTACAAATAGTATAGAAACTTGGGCTTATTATTCTTTGTTTATCCATTGGAATCAAAATGGAGCAGGAATTACAGGAGTAAATTGGTACGAAAGAATGACCACATTACAGGAACTTATTCCAAAAAACTATGGTTCATATGATCAACTTTGGAACAGAATCCCAGCACAATATCGGGTTGGTGACACTGCTGGCGCAAATCTAGACCCAAGTGGTTTAGGTCGTGGACAATTATCTAGATTTTTAAGTATCTTTAGTTTTGAATTAGATAAAACAAGAACTTTAATAAATAGCGTAATGACACAGTATGACCCATCGGTAAATGAATCCCAATCTATTGATGCCTTGGCTGATATGTTTGCTTTGGAGGTTACTTCTAAAGAAATTGGAACATCCCGCCTTCGTCAAATACTTCAAGACATCGGTTATTACCGACAACAAAAGGGAACAATCAGTTCAATTAAACAATACATGACCGCATTAAGTGGTTGCCAAGTGGATGTAGTTGAGTCACCAGTTTCACCCAGATACACTTTTCGTGTCTACGCTGAGAAAGCAAACTTAGTTGCTGACTCTTTGTTTGTTGTTGAGTCTGGCACTAAGAAGTGGGAATTTAGTTCCTCTAGTGCCTCCTGCACTTTTACCAAATCTGGTGAAAACTTAATTGTAACTAATACCGATTCGGCATCAGTGCAGTTTGCCTTAACTTCTTTAGTAGAAGTTCCCGTAGCAGCCGATGTAGAGTACTGGTCATCTGCCAAAGTAGTTGGTGATGGCATTATCCATGGTGCACAATGGTCAGCATCAGCCTCATGGACAACTTGGAATACTGAGTCTCAACTTGAGGAAAGTGGTATATCTGAAGAACTTACACCAAGTTCCCGTTTGGTTATAAAAATGCCAGTGCTGGCAACAACAACAACACGGTACCCTGTAATGATTTTTTCACTCCAACCAGGTGAAAGTACCACGGTATCTCAATGGATGGTAGAACCTGGGAAGTATGGTGAGTTCTTTAACGGCTCTTCAGATTTTGGTGGTTTTGTTTACCAAGACAATTTCTCTGACCACGCTTGGTCAGGGAGCACGTATGCTTCTTACTCCGTTTACTCTACAAACAAGAAAAAAGTAAATAATGCAATAACTAGGTTGCTACCTCAACTATTACCTGTAACAATGTTGCTTGATACCAACATTGATTACACAATACAATTTGATTGGATTCCTGGAAAGACGTGATGAATTACTTAATTTGTGCATTAGCCGTATACAAACTGGTTCAAATTGCAGACGCACTTTCCCCACGTGAAGCAATGCCTTGGGTTAAAGTTTTGTTTGGTGTGGTCTTGGCTTATGGCTCTACTTTTATCTTACATTTCCCTGATCGTTGGATTACAGGATTAGCAGTAGCCAGCCTTGCAGGAACAGTACACTCTCTGCTACGCTTACTCACCCTCTTAGGGGACATGTTAAGTAGGCGAGTAGTCAAATAACAATACCAAGAACAGGAAACAACATGGAATACATTATTGGTGGTACGGGGAATGCTCCAGCAAACGTAATTGAAGCGGGTTTGGGAGATGTCAAAGAGGGTGCAAAGTTCCACTACATGTGGTCGGGTAGGCCCACTGCTGGTCAAGCACGGGTATTGGATTGGTTAGTGGACTACGGTGCGGACTTTACTGTTTACTTTGCTTCGGGCAGGGTGCACCCCACCATTATGCAAGCGGCTACCAATGTCATAGCAGTAGACGATTTGATCTTGGACACCCTGAAGATCAATTCTAAAGCCCATATCCTTGTACTGTTTGACGCAGACGAACAAGAAAACCCTACCCAAATGACCCAAAGTATTATCTTTGAGGGAGACAGGCTTGGGATGATGCTGCAGGACTTGACTAATGGTTTGGTGCCTATCTGGGTAACTGACGATGAGCCCAACGCTAACGAGCCCGTAGAGGCCCCTAGGAGCCCCCAGGATGCGCTCAAAAGGGATTTGGGTATCCCAGTACCCCTTTTCTCTGAGGAGGACTTAGGGCTGATCTCAATGGTCCAACTGGTGGTTACCTTTGTGGATGGTTCTATGGAAGCAAGAGCCATACCTATCAAAACCTTACAGAACCTCTTGAATTAACTCGTGGGGGGTGCTGGATCAAAGAAGGGGAAATCACCAGCACCCTTACCACAAGCGCCATATCCACCTGCGTAAACGCAGGCAAGGCTGGGGGCGAAGGGGAACCCCGTACAAGAACTATAACATGACAAATAGAAGGAAGCAAATATGGCGAAGTTAAATGGGCAATTCATACCAGTACCACGATGGGTCTTGGAATACCTAGGTCAAGATGCGGTGGCTCTGTGTGTACTAATCCACGCCCTGACCTACATGAGTGGTGATCGGCAAGAAATCACTACGTCCTACGATCACCTAGCAGAACTAACAGGTTATGACCGCAGGACTGTTATTCGGGCAATGAACCGCATTGAAGCATCTGGGGCGGTTATCAAGACTGTCCGAAAGAGTAGGACGGGTAGGAACATGACAAACCTTTATCGGGTTGATTTCAACAACCCAATTACTCGGAGTAGTGTCACTGGAGACACCATTAGTAGTGTCACTGGTGACACTAGCGGGGTGTCACTGGGGACACCCTCGGAGGGTGTCACTGCTGACACCCAATCTAGAGAGATTAATCTTAACCTAGAGGGGAAGCAGAAAAGGAAAAAGAAAGATGCTTTATTCTTGTCAGACCCTAGATGGCAACGTCAGTTAAAAACTCCCCAATAGAAAGGTTATTTATGAAACGAACTATGAAATGGATGTGGGACCACGAGGTCCAAGTCCTAGATGAAAAAGGCAGGACAGTTAAAGGCAGGGAACTGTCAGAGGAACCCGTAGCCGATGGTAAAAAAGTGAGGGTTGCCCATTACACGCCAAAAGAAAAATGATGATTGGGATGTCACTCCGATAGGAGCGGATGAACCCACACAAGTTGTCCCTAGTAAGAACAAAACGGGACTGACCCACGTACTGCGTTATTTTCGTGATGTCACTACAAGTACAAACATGACGCTGAACGCCCCTGTAAACGGACCTGCTCTGATGAAGGTTTTTAAAGAGATGTTATCTAAATCGGTAACAACTGATCAGATCTACCGCATGATTGATTTGTTTGCAGAAGACATTAAGCGCACGCCATTAACAAATCAAGAAGTTCCTTGGCTCGCATTTGTTCGTCGCCGTGGAGGGTTGTTTAAACGGATTACTTCCGATATTCTTCCCGTAGATTCTGAGCAGGTTAAGTTTGACCCACGATTGGAGAAGTACCTACATGACTGATTGGCATGGACCACGATACTGGCGAAACCGTTCACCAAAAGAGCGGGTAAGTAATGCTCACATTCCAAAAAGGTACCTAGATAAAACGATTGACTCTTACGATGATGAGGTTGGTAGTTGGGGTGTTACCCAAGCCATTCGTGGATGGGCATCCAACATCAAAGAAAACCTAGAGAGCGGCGAAGGTTTATATTTCTGTGGTGCTACAGGAACAGGGAAGACCCATTTAGCAGCAGCGCTTCTTTCTGAGTTGTTACACAAGCATCAGTTGGGTGGTTTCTTTATCACCGCTGAGAAGTTTATTGCGGCAACCTACGATGAACTGCGTTCTGACGGGGAACTCCCTGACGAGTATGGTGACCCGTACTTGCTGAAGTACATCAACTCAGTCTTTGACATTGTTGTTCTAGACGGTCTTGGTGGGGAGAAGAAAACAGACTTTACTAAGAACGCTGTTTCTTCTTTGCTCAATAGCCGATACGAACAGAAGTTGATTACGATTGTTACCTCTGAAATGAGTATTGCTTCTATCGGCGTTAATTACGGCCCACGACTTGCATCTATTTTGCAAGATGCTACATTACAGATTCCGTTTGAAGGAAAGGATTACCGAGTCACACAACATGCAGGGTAATGATCTTGCTTCCTATGCTCCTCGTGTGCAGGCAACAATGTTTGAGGGAGTGCTTGCCTCTGAGCCAACAGGAAAACTTGAAAAAATTAAGGCTAGTTATTTATTAAAAAGTGAAAAGTGGGATGCGTATCTTAAGATGTGGCAGACAAACACACTGCCTGTTAAACATCTAAGTGATTCAATCCACAGGTTGGGTGTTGGTACGGAGGTGTATACACTGCTCCCCCCTGGCTTTGCGGAAGCAGTAGACAGGTGGCTATTAAAGAAGGGAATATCTACGAACGTGGTTTCATTTGATAACATTAATGACCTTGCTTTTGAATTGCAATTCAATAGGGGTATTACAAAGATATACACAGCAGATCAAGAACAGGCGAAGGTGATTGGTATGCGTGCAACCGTGGTGTCTACGAACACCGCATGGTCTCTCTGATGGCTAGTGCAGAACAACTATTAATTAGCAAAGTAGTTCAGGAGCAAGACCTTTCGTACTCCATGAAGCATGGGGTTAAAGCACATCACTTTACTTCCGAGTGGGCAATTGTTTGGGAATGGTTGGTTTCTTTTTGGAGGGAGCATGGTGAGGTTCCGACCACCCGTGCTATCAAGCAAGAGTTTGGTGATATTAAGTTTCTTGATGCTAAAGGTGAACCGTTTAGCGCACTTGTTACAGAAATCTATGCGACATATCGCCATCGCAACTTGGTTGAAGCGATGTCTGCGGCAATGCCTTCCATCCAAAGTGGGGATACCACTGAAGCATTTAAAATATTAGCGGCTGGTGTTCAGAAGGCTGGGGCTGATGTTGCTCGCTTGCGAGATGTCAACTTAATTGAGACTTGGGAAGAGCGTGTTGACAAATACGATGAACTTCGTAAAATGCCAAATGCTATTCGTGGAATCCCTACGGGTATCCAAGGTCTTGACAGGATTACTTCTGGTCTCCGCCCTCAGCAGTTGATTACTTTTGTTGGTGAGGCCAAAAAGGGTAAGTCGTTGATGACTTTGATGATGGCTAATGCTGCACACATTCATGGTAAGCGCCCACTGTTTGTATCTTTTGAAATGTCAGCCGAAGAGCAAGCAGCACGTTATGACGCAATTGTTGCTAAGGTTCCATATAGCAATATTCTGCGTGCGTCATTATCTGACCAAGAGTTTGAAAAGGTTCGTGAAACCTTGCGTATGCGTAAGAACATGCATCCTTTTGTAATTACCGAGGACACCGCATCTGTTACGACCGTTAGCGCACTTACGGCAAAGGTACGGGAATACCAACCTGACATTCTGTTTATTGACGGTGTGTACTTGATGGACGATGAGCAAGGAGAGCCCAAAGGTAGTCCACAGGCGCTCACCAATATCACCCGTGCATTAAAGCGCCTTGCCCAAAACCAAGATATTCCTGTTGTAGGTACTACTCAAGTCTTGTCTTGGAAGTTGGGTAACAAGAAGTCCAGGAGGGTAACCGCAGACTCTATTGGCTACACCTCTTCATTTGCCCAAGACTCCGACCTTGTGCTTGCTGTTGAGTCTGACCCTGACATTGAGAATCAGGGAATCATTCGTGTCGTCCTTGCTCGTTCAGCACCACTTGGCGAAATTAGGATCAACTGGGATTGGGCAAACATGGACTTTACAGAAGTGGGAGAAGAAGGGGATGATAAAGATGATGACCGAGACAACTGGTATTACTGACGTAGCACATGTGCTACAGCACTTAGGTGTGGACGTTCGGCGTATCGGTGAGAACGAAATTTCTGCACGTTGCCCAGTGCACTTTAATCGTGTTGGTAAGGAGGATGCATCACCCTCGTGGTCTATGAATGCCCACACAGGTTTATGGTTGTGCTATTCCTGTGGCGCTAAGGGGACATTGTCCTCACTTGTTTCTGAGTTGACTGGGGAGTCTGACTCTATTGTTGCTGTGCACTCCTTTATTGTGGCTAAGGGTTTAGAAAGGCTCAACTCAACTGCACCCCTTGAAAAGAAGCCAACAGTTGATTGGAAGTCTTTTAGTTCTTTCCCCGCACCTTCAGACGAGTGGTTGTTCACACGGGGCATTGACCGAGATTCGGCACGAAAATATGGCATTAGGTTTGATGAAGGTAAGCAGGCTTGGATTTTACCTATCGTGTCACCTATGGGGGAGTTGTTGGGTTGGCAAGAAAAACAACCATCACAGGTTCGTAACTATCCCATCGGTGTAAAGAAGTCTGAAACATTGTTTGGTATTGATAAGGCAGATTGCACGATTGGTGTACTTGTAGAGTCACCTTTGGATGCAGCACGTTTGGCTACGGTAGTTTCTGGGGTGTGTGGTGTCGCTTCCTATGGTGCTCACATCAGTAAACAACAGATACGGTTACTTGTAGAGCACTTTGACGGTTTAATTATTGCTTTAGATAATGATTCTGCTGGTATTTCTGCAGCCCAAAAACTACAAAAAGCGTTACCTGCATTCAGGCATGGTGTAAACTGGTTACACTACGCACACACGGACGCAAAAGATATCGGTGAAATGACACACGCACAAATAATTACAGCAGTTAGCCAAGCCTCAGTATTCCCCTGGTGGCTTGATGTTTAAGGGCAAGTTATACCCCTTTCAAGAAGAAGCCACGGAACAGATGGTTGACCGTGGTCAAATGCTCTTGGCCCTTGTGATGGGTGCTGGTAAGACTATCACTACGATTGCAACTATTGAAAACTTGCAAGTGATGGGTGAGGTTTGTAAAACACTTATTGTCGTACCGTCTTCTTTGAAGTACCAATGGAAACGAGAGATTGAGAAGTTTACAGACTCATCGTGTGTTGTTATTGACGGTGGTATTGCTGCAAGGAAGAAACTATGGAGAACAGCCATAAGTGCTCAGTACGTTATTGTCAACCCTGAGTCTCTTGCCAATGACATTGCTTCCTACGAAAAGCATAAGTTTGATGCAATTGTTGTAGATGAAGCAACCATGATTAAGACCCCAAGAGCAAAGCGCTCACGGCTAATCAAACGCCTTGGAAAGAAATACCACTATAGGTTTGCCCTAACAGGTCAACCAATTGAGAACCGTCCAGAAGAGTTGTTCTCCATTATGGAGTTTGTTGACCCAACTATCCTTGGAAAGTTTGAAGTGTTTGACAGGACATTCATTGAGCGTGACCACTTTGGTAAACCAAAACGGTACAGAAATTTAAAGTCATTACACACCAGCATGGAAAATGTAATGATCCGTAAAACTCGTGAGGATATTGCTGACCAATTACCTGTAGTAATTCAGCAAGTAGTTCCAGTTCCTTTTGATTCCTTTGGTGCAGTAACCTACCGAAGGTTAGCAGAAGACCTATTGACTGCTATTCAAAAAGCAATGACTGAGCATGGTCGTGGTTTTGATTTATGGGCCCATTACTACGGCAACAATAAAAACATGGAAGCACAGGGAGATATTATGTCTCGCTTAACTACTCTACGTATGTTCTGTGACAACCCAGCGCTTGTAAAGTTGTCTGCAGAAATGTACCTAGATGACGGCAACACTCAAGGCAGCAAGCATGCTTCACAAGTAGTAGCACAAGGGTTGATCCAAGATAACTTTAATACTCCTAAACTTGATGCAGTAGTTCAGTACATTACAGATGTCTTAGAAGAAAATCCTAAGAACAAAGTTGTTTTGTTTTCTTTCTTTAAAAACAATTTGCGCCTTATTCAAGAAGCAACTAAAGCAACCACCCGTAGTGTTCTATTTATGGGGGGTATGGACATGATGGATAGGGATAAGGCTAAACAAGAGTTTTCCACCGACCCAAACACCAGGCTATTTCTTTCCTCAGATGCAGGTGGCTATGGTGTTGACCTACCAATTGCCAATTACCTTATCTCCTATGACCTTCCATGGAGTGCTGGCAAACTAGACCAACGAGAAGCCAGAATCATTAGGTTGTCATCTGAGTTTCCACACGTTAATGTGGTCTCCTTCGTTATGAAAGGTAGCATTGAAGAGAGGCAATACGAAATGTTGCAGGAAAAACGAGGAATCAATAAAGCATTTATTGATGGTGGTTACGATAACAAGGGAAGTTTTCAATTAAACTTAGGCGCTCTTTCAGAGTTCCTACGACATAAGGAGGTATAACATGGCACAAATTGTAAGGGAAACACCAGCATCAGATTTTGATAAACAGCACACCCGCATGCTTGTGGATGAGTATAAAAATCATAAACACATGTTGGAAATGACTCAGAAACGTGTTGATGCTTTAAAGGCTGATTTGACACAGATGTTGGTAACCTATGGACAGCCTGACGAAAAGGGAAACCTTTGGATTGATATGGGTGACTTAGAATTTAAGCGTGAGCGTAGGATTTCTAAGTCGTTTAATTCTAGTGCTGCTGAGGCATGGGCAAAACAGAATGGTCACTGGGAAACTGTGAGGGAAATTGTTGAAGTCCTCAGTGAGGATAAACTTCTTGGTCTTGCATGGAACAATGATGCCATCCAAGAAACAATTAAGACTTTTTACGTAGAGAAAGAAACATGGGCTCTGAAAGTTTAAATGATTACCCTGGCAAAACTCCTCCGAAAAACAGGAAAAAGCGAAAGCCAACAAGGATTGAAGATCCTTTTTCTTTGTTGCACCCTATTGTCTATTCTATTCGTGGTGAAGAGCAAACTTTTTACACGGTGGGGGAGGTTGCCAAAGCGTTAAATCGCAAAGCGGTAACTATAAGATCTTGGGAAACAAAGGGATTTATCCCGACAGCGACCTTTAGGGCACCTGCACCTTATGGTCAACAACTTCCAGGAAAAACTGCTAAGGGTCGTAGACTTTACAGCAGAAAGCAGGTAGAGTTACTTATCTACTCAGTACAGCATTTTGGTTTGGATAATCCCCAACCCAATAAAGCAAACTGGGCAGGTTTTAAAAAGCACATTAAAGAACAATGGACTAAGTAAAAAACAAACAACAGAAAGCAGAGAAAGTACACATGACAACGAACCGCTATGATGATTACGAAGATGACGAACAGGAGTTTGCAACTCCTACGGCACCTACAGAAAAACCAGCAGTAACGGCAAAGCCCGATACTGGTTTTGAACCAGCCAGCACAGGAGTTGCAACAGCCCGAACCATTAAGCGTGGTTGGGGTGCAGCAGATCGTGTTCAAGAAGCAGCATCACCTTACGCACAGCGTTTTAAGGTTCTTGAGGAAACACAAGTAATTAAGTTTCTTGAAGATGAGCCATACGCTTCATTTCGCACACACTGGATTGATGGTCGTCAAGGCCAAAAGTCATTTGTTTGCTTGCACGATGACCCAAATGGTTGCCCGCTATGTGATGCAGGTAATCGCCCAAGCACCAAGTTTGCATTCAACATTGCGTTGCTTGCAAATGGAGAAGACTCAGTCGTTAAGTCGTTTGAGGTTGGTGTTCGGTTGATTGACCAGTTGAAGAACTTCCATCTTGACCCACGTCAAGGACCACTGTCTAAGCATTACTGGGCAGTTTCCAAGACTGGCAAGGGAGCACAGACACAGACCATCTTGCAGATGGTTCGTGAGCGTGACCTTGAAGAGTGGAAACTTACTCCAATCACAGAGGACGGTATGAAGGTCTTGGTAAACAACGCCTATGACCCAAGCATCATCCAAATCCCAACACGCTCTGACTTGTTGGAAGTTGCTACTGAACTGCTTGACGCTAGGTAGTTAACATGCGTCATACGGTGCACACCGTAGAGCAGTTGACAACCCTTGTAGAAGTAGTAACAAAAGCAGGAGAGTTTGCTTTTGACGTGGAATCCCGTGGGGTTCTTGAGAGGCATGATGATTTTCTTAAACTTTTTGAAAAAGAGTGTAAGGAACACATTGCAACTCTCAAGAACCCAGGGAGCGCCATAATTGCTAGTTCAACGGAAACAATTCGTTCTAGGTACTTAAAAGACTTAGCCCTAGACCCTCTTCGTAATGAGGTGTTTTGGATCAGCATTGCTACGGCAGGGCACTCATGGGCAATACCAATGGGCCACAAATTAGGAGACATTATTGTTCCTGAACAACGGGGCGATGGTACAACCATTCCACCAACTGGCTATCGTAAGTTGCTAGAAAACGGCAACGAGTCTATGGCTAAGGCTAAGTACGTCATTCCTGGAGAGTATTCGCCTGCACCACCACAACTGTCTCGTTCAGAGGTCTTTGAGGCGTTGCGCCCAATTTTCTTTAGTGACCTCATCAAGGTAGGACATAACGTAAAGTTTGATGCTCGCTCTATTAAGAAGTACTACGGAGAACTACCACCAGGTCCATACATGGACACAATGATTCTCCAACACCTTGAAGATGAGAATGTCCCTGAGTTTTCATTGAAGAAACTAATTATGCGTAACTTTGATGGGCATGATGCTTACGCAAAAGAAGGCAAGTTAGGATCTGTTATTGATACGGTTCCCTTTGATAAAGCGGCTCGTTACGTGCATTTGGATGCTCGTTGGACTTGGTTGCTGTATACCAAATTGAAGGCTAAGTTGCGCCTCTCAGAATCTATTTTGCCAGCACTTAAACAAGATATGGAAGTTTTGCGAGTAATTATGAACATGGAAGATGAGGGAATCACGGTAAAGACCAGTGCCCTCAAAGACCTTCGTAAAGATTTAGAGATTAAACAACGTGATTGCTTGCTTGAAATTACTGATATGTCCTACGCAGGGTTTAACCCTGACTCCAATAAAGACAAGCAACAGTACTTGTTTAACAAAAAGCGTGATGGTGGTTTAGGTTTGAAGCCCCACAAGAAAACACCTAAAGGTGCACCATCCGTAGACATGGAAGCCCTAGAGAAGTTACGAGAGGATCACCCTTTGGTTCCTTTACTGCTTTCATATTCTGAACTACAGAAGTTAAAATCTACTTACGTTGATGGTTTGATCCCTAAACTAAATAACGGGAAGTTGCACCCCTCCTATAACCTGCACCGAACTGCTACAGGTAGGTTGTCATCCAATGACCCAAACTTGCAGAACATTCCACGTGACTCCAGCATCCGAGGGTTGTTTGTTCCGCCTGAGGGATACACCATGTTAGTTGCTGACTACGATCAAATTGAGTTGCGTGTTATGGCGATGTTTAGTCAAGACCCCCAGTTACTTCGCATTTTTAAAAACAATGAGGACATTCACGCCGCTACAGCGGCAGCAGTCTTTAGGAAAGATTTGTCAGAAGTAACTTCAGAGGAGCGCCAGATTGGTAAGGGTGTGAACTTCCTTACTGCCTATGGTGGTGGCTCTGCAAAACTGGCTAGGACGACAGGCATCTCTGATGAACATGCTGAAGAGATTCTTAACGCTTACTATAAAAGTTTCTCTGGCCTAACCAAGTGGAAGCAAGTTGCCATTGCTTTAGGTACAAAGGCAGGCTACGTATCTACCTTGAGTGGTAGGCGTAGGAGGCTTCCTGGTCTTAACTTGACTAGGCAGTTTGATGTTTCTCGTGCCCAACGTCAAGCCATCAACGCCATTATTCAAGGAAGTGCCGCAGACATTTGTAAACAGGCTATGATTGACGTGGACGCAGCGTTTAGTGGTACCAATGTCAAGATGCTGGTACAGGTACATGACGAACTTGTGGTTATTGCCCCTAAAGAAGAAGAAGAGTCTGCAATGCAGACGTTAGTTTCTGCAATGGGGCATGGCAGGAGTATTATGGGAGTAACACTTAAAGTGTCCTGTCATGCAGCAACTAGTTGGTCGGAGGCAAAAGGAAAATGAGATCTGTCGGTGAAAAACGAAACTTTTGTTTAATGCTCTCATTACCATCTGGTCAAGAACTGGCCCAACATATGGGTCTTACACCACCATCTAAAGAAGTACAAGATATGGAATCCGAATTAATTAACTCCCAATGGGATGTTTTACATGATTTTGGTGTGTACGATGAGGTTGAAGAAGCAGTTAATTGGTTTACAGAAGTTTTAGAAGTTACCATGGGTGAAGATGAGAAACCTAGTACTAGGATGGTTGACGGATCAAAGACAGTATTGCTGTCATATGGGATGGCTCTTGTTCAGAAGTTGCTAGAGAACAATGTTATTGCTTTAATATCACCTGACAGTTTTTTAGATTGGGAAGAGGAGATGGATTACGATGGCTAGTTGGTGGGACAACAAGTTAAACAATAAAACAGTAGAACGTAGACCTGCGGTGCCGACTACACCTAATCATATTTTGCCAGCACTACAACAACAGGCTCGTGCAATAGTTCAAGCATCAGAGCAAGCAAGACCTGTTCCTGATGCTGATGGAAAAGTTGACATGGGTACGGCTTTACGCTCATGGAAGGGTGGGGAAGCACAACGTTTAGATGGTGGTTTGTCTTGCCCAAGATGTGGAAGTAAAAACGTGTTTAGTCGTGCAAATGCATCGGCAGGTGGTAACGTACCTGCACCGAGATGCTTTGAGTGTGGCTGGAACGGACTATACGAACAAGCGGATCAAATATCTTGGTCAGCATGAACAGGAGAAATACATGGACACAAATTGGGATAGCCTTTCTTCAATTGTCAACTCAGTCAACAAGCAGTACGGATTAGGGACAATTGTTAAGGGTAGTGATACCCGTGGAAAACTAGAGAGGTTGTCTACTGGCATCTTGTCATACGACCTCATGCTTGGTGGCGGCTGGCCCGTAAACCAGTGGAGTGAGATCATTGGTGAAGAGTCCTCTGGTAAAACTGCTCTTGCGTTTAAGACCATTGCAGAAAATCAAAAACTAAATCCTGAGTTTATTTGTCTATGGATTGCTGCTGAGGAGTTTGTCCCTGAGTATGCAGAGTCAATTGGTGTTGACCTAGAGCGCATGTGGATTGTTGAAACTAACATCATGGAGCAGGCATACAACCTTGTGATTAGGGTTATGGCTAATCGTGCGGTAGACCTTATTGTTATTGACTCCCTTCCAGCGTTAGTTCCTGGGGATGAATCAGAAAAGACAATGGAAGAGTTTACTGTTGGTCTAGGTGCTCGCCTTACCTCTAAGTTCTTTCGCAAATCCTCAGAGGCACAGAAGCGCTCTTTGATTGTTGATGAACGTGTATGCACTGGCTTAATGATTAACCAGTGGAGGCAGAAGATTGGTGTTATGTGGGGCGATCCACGTACTACTCCAGGTGGTCTAGCAAAGAACTTTGCATACTTTACTCGTGTTGAAGTTAAGCGTGATGAGTGGTTAAAGGATAAGGACGAAGTTGTAGGTCAAACTATTAAGGCTCGCACGCTTAAGAACAAGACTTATCGCCCTAACCAGAGTGCAGTTATTGACTTTTACTTTGCCCAAACACAAGGATTTGAAAAGGGTGACTATGACACCCTTAAGGACATGCTGAACATTGGTATTGCCATTGAGGTCATTACCCGTGCTGGCGCTTACTACTCATTTGGTGAAGGTCGTTGGCAAGGTAAGGACAAGATGCTTGATGCATTCCGTGAAGACCTTGGCATGCAGAAAGATTTGATTGCTAAAGTTGAGAAGCATTACGGAGTTGCAAGGTGACCACAATTGGTCAAGACCCTGATCGTCAAAAGAAAATATTAAAGAAATCCGTAAAGCAAGAAAAGCGTTCGGCAAAACTCTACAATGGTTCTCGTAATGCTCGGTCAGGTGCTGGTTGGCTTCGTAAGAATGACGTAAGAAGCCATGACTTTCTTATTGAAAATAAGTTGACAGAGAACATGAAGACGATTACAATTAAAGAATTAGATTTAAGGGAATTACGTTTACGAGCAATTGCTGAAGAACGGGTTCCTATTTTACAGTTTGACCTTGCTAATAGAAATTATGTAATCCTCACTGAGGACGACTTTTTGGAGATGATTGGTGAATAACACACAGTTAGCAGAGTGCCTACGTCTTGCAGAGAACTATCACAAAAACCGTTTAATAGACGTGCTTCGTGCTAAAGAGTATTACCAACATGCTATGCAGGTCAATCTAAAGCAAGAATTTAAGACTAAAAAGTGGGATAAGTATGGGTGAGCGTAATGACTATTTAAAAATGCTCACCATGAATGGTCGTGTTCTACCTACAGTAGCCGTACAAATTCTTAAAGATACTGCTGTTCGTGAGAGTACTAGAGACACTGCCCACATTCACCCAAGTGAATTAGCCAAGCGTGATTGGTGCCCTCGGGCTAACTGGTACACCATCAGAGACCACCCAAAAGACCCTGAGAGTTTTTCCTTCCAACGTCTTAATGTGTTTGCAGAAGGTCACTACATTCATGCAAAGTGGCAAGGATGGCTAAACCATGCTGGAGTGTTGGAGGGGCTTTGGCAATGCTCTAACGCCAGATGCAGACATGAGTGGGAGGGAGTTAGCCCACAATTTTGCCCAATCTGTATTACTGCTCAACCTATTTACCGTGAAATACCATTAAGCAACGAAGAGCACATGATTCTTGGTCACGCTGATGGGATTATCAATGATGCTAAAGGCCGTGCATTGATTGAAATCAAGTCTATTGGTTTAGGTACGGTTCGGTTTGAAGCGCCAGATCTGTTTAAAGATTACCAAAAAGGTAACTTGACTTTAGATGGCTTGTGGAAGAAGATTAGACAACCTTTCCCAAGCCATATCAAACAGGGATTGCTTTACATGTATTGCACGGGAGTACATGAGATGGTCTTCTTGTATGAATGGAAACCTACACAAGAAGTAAAAGAGTTTGTTGTTGGGTTTACCCCTGAACTAGTTCAACCCATGCTTGACAACTGCAAACGATTGATGGCAGCATTAAAGCAAGACATTCCCCCAATGAGACCTATGTGGGCTGAGTCTTCGTCAGCATTTGGTTGCAAGTTCTGTTCTTATAAAAATACATGTTGGAGAAGTGAGGATGACAGTAATGACACAGACACCCGAGATGGATTTGTTTCTTCAAAACTTTCCGTTACCAAAAAAACCAAGCGGAGTTCTTCCTGAACTACCCCGTAATATCGGAGACATTGGTGATTCCGATCTAATGGAGTTGTACACGGATTTCATGGCGTGGTTGGTTTACGCAAAGGCACAGTTGGTCCAAGCGGAGATTACAGAAGAACGTGAACGCAACATCCTTGAGTACCTTCAATCAAACGTGTTGATTGAGCAATGGGGTGACAAGGCTAAAGGCGACCTAGTCACGGTTGCTAAAGCAAAACGAGATGTTGATAGCAGGATTACCCATCAAATAGAAATTCATATGCAGAAACGTGCTTACCGCAAACTTGTAGACACAGTGTTTGATC